AGCTCGCCGCACCCTGCCCCGCCCTCATCCAACCCGCCGACCTCAGCCAGCCGGCCCGGGAGTGTGGGGCGATCGGCCTGCGCGTCAACTTCGCCGCCCGCACTGCCTGCTGCGTCGTGTGCCGCGCCGCGTGGTCGGAGGACACGTGGGGCCCGTTGGCCGCCTATGTGACGCAGTGGATGCTGCCCGCGTTGCGGGAGGCCCGGATCACCCACGCCGGGGAGCTGCGTGCCGCCGCCGTGGAGGAGCGGCGCCGACTCGGCCTGATCCGTGCCGCAGCCGAACCCCGACCCGACCTGCCATACCTGGAGGCGCCGACATGACAACGTTCCATTCCTGGCCGAGACCATCCCGGCCCATCTTCTTCGCCGGGGAATGGCGGGGAACAGTCCCGCTGGACGGCGTACGTCTCGCGCCCGGCCCCGCCCGAGTCGACGTGCACCGCGCGTGGCGGCGGTTCACCGCGCCGCGGGTGCGGTACAAGGTCGGCCACGATGGCAGCGTGTGGCGCAGCCGCAACCCCACACCGTTGTACCAGTTCTGGTTCGTGAAGCCGTGAGTGACGAACCGGGGACCGCGCTTAGCCGACGAGTACGAGGTGGAGGTGGCCGGAATGAACGACGTAGCTGACGCGGCCCGGTGACGCATCACCCAAGCCGTAGCCCTGCAAATCACCGGTGCCACCGCCCTCCACGAGGCCGTCACCGAAGGCCGCAACGCCGGCCTCACCTGGGACGAGATCGGCGCGCTCGTCGGCCTCCCCCGAGAGACCGTGTTCCGCCAACACGCGGCTGGGAACACGGTCGTGGTCATACGTGGAAGGCAGAAGGCGCCCTGACGCCTGCTTGCGGTATGTCCGAATCCGGGGGATGATGCGGCTAGCGGAGTCTGCCCAGACCCCGGAACGCGGTCGTTCCCCCAGCTCGCCGCACCCTTGCCCCGGGCAGGTCTCCGCTTCACCATGTGCGCCGTGCGTGCCGGCGTGACCCCCTTACCCGCTCTATCCAACCCGAGGAGGAGCGGATGGGCCTGATCATCGACACCGAGGCCGACCTCATCCGAATCATCTCTGCGGCCACGAAGGCTGCCCTGCAACCAGCACTGGAGCGCATCATGACCGCACTGACCGATCTTCAGGCCGCTAACGCCGCCGAGGAGACCGCCCTCGAGGGCCTCGAGACCGAGGAGAAGACCTTCCTCGCCGACATCGCTGCCGCGCTCGCCGCGGCTGGCACCGACCCGACCGCGCTCGCCGCGGTCACCACGAACATCAACGCCCGCGTGACCCGGCTCAACGCCGTGGCTGCCGAGGAGGTCGCTGCCGACCCGGCAGACACGCCGGCGACCACGACCGCGGCACCGTCTGCCTGATCAGACTCCAGGTCCCTCATTGCGGCGTAGCTCAATCGGCAGAGCAGCGGCTCTTTGCCCGCTCGTTGTGGGTTCGACTCCCACCGCCGCGTGAGGGACCTGGTGAAACCATAGGAGGCTCCGGTGGACCTGCTGGAGCAGATGCAACACGACCTCGCCGAACTCAAACAGCAACTCCGCGAGACCACCACAGCACAAGCCGCGGTGATCGTTCCCGCCACCCAGCGCATCCAACTCGGCCTGTCACAGGTCATCGTCGGCTCCACCACCGCCACCATCACGTGGCCACGCCTCTGGGCCGACCCTGGCTACTTCGTCATCGCCACCCTGCAAGGCGGCGGCGCACTCTCACTCGGAAACCTCGTTGCCGGCGTGGTAGCCGGATCGCAGTCCAACACCAGCTGCCAGATCATCGTGGTCAACAGCACCTTGGCCACGATCGGCGCCGTGCAACTCGACGTCCTCGGCATCCACCTCTAAACCCGGAAGGCGCCGCCGTGGCCTACGCCAACGTGTGCGGCGCCAAGAAGAGGCAGATCCCCGACCCTGTCCCGCCCGGCTGGAACCCGAACTGCACCCGCCCCGCCGGCTGGGGCACCCCGCACGTCGGCACCGGCACGTGCAAGCTCCACGGCGGCGGCACCTCATCGCATCGGCGCAAAGCCGCCGTCGAAGCCGCTGAGGCTGCTGCGGCGAAAGCCGCCGCTGGGCGCACCCTGTTCGGCCAAACCCTCGCCGAACGATCCGTGAAGAACCCGCTCGCCGCCTACGCAAAGTACGCCGGCGAGGTCATGGCCTGGTCCGACTGCATGCGGAACCTCGTGGAGCAGCTCACCACCCCGGGCTACCGCAACGACCGCACCGGGGAGCAGATCCGCGCCGAGGTGCAGCTGTACGAACGCGCCCTGGACCGATGCAACCAGGTCCTGTCGGCCTATGCCCGGCTGAACATTGACGAGCGCCTGGCGACGATCGCTGACAAGCAACGCGAGCAGGTGTTGCTGGCCCTCGAGGCCGGTTTGGCGGAGGCCGGGGTCACCGGTGAGGCCGGGATCCGGGCGAAGCGTGCCGCGGCCCGGTACCTGCGCACCCTGGACGACGAGGAAGACGAGGAAGCGTGACCCTTTCGAAGGCCGTCCAGGCCTCCCGTGCGGCCGCCCTGGCCGCTGCTGACGCCGAGCCCAGGTACACGCACCACCCGCACCCCCGCACTGTCAGCCGCGAGCACAGCGGGCCGACGCGGGTTGCTGACCACCACCCCCGGCACAGTCCGGTGGCCCGGTTCAACACCCGGGTCGCGCTCGCCGTCACCCGGGCTGTCGGCTCCATGTGGTGCGCGTACCTCTTCGGCCTGTTCGACCTGATCTCGCTGCCTGAGGCGATCCGCGGCGGCTCGGCCACGATCGTGTCCTGGATCGCGCAAACGTTCCTGCAGCTGGTCCTCCTGTCGGTGATCATGGTTGGGCAGAACGTGCAGGCCGAAGCGTCGGATCGGCGGGCTGACGCGACCTGGCACGACGCGTCCGCCGCGCTGCATGAGATCGCCGAGTTGCAGCGGCATCTGCTCGCCCAGGATCAGCACCTGGTGGAGCAGGATCAGCACCTCCACGCGCAGGATGCGGTGTTGGCCCGGCTCGTCACCGCACAGCCGAAACTGGCTACGCCGCGGGCGCCGAGGAAGGCCACCCCCGTTGGGTAACGGCGGCGGAAGCGGCGGCACACGCCCCAAGCCGACCACACCCCCCAAAGCACCCCGACCCGGCACCACCATCGTCAAACCAGCCAAGCCCAAACCAGCCAAGCAGGGAGACCTTCCATGAAGACCCCGACGACCGCCGCATACTGGCCGACCCGCACCCCCCAGTAGCCAGCAGTACCGGCCGGTACGCCGTGGCCTCGCTGTGGGCCGCCGTCGCCGACCGGCTCGAGCAGGCATACGACGTCGCCGACCCCATCGCCTGGGTCCAACACCGCGCCAACGAAACCGTCTGGTCCAAACAGGCCCAGATCATGCAGGCCCTCACCCAGCATCGCAAGGTCGGGGTGCGGTCCTGCCACGGCGTCGGCAAGTCACACATCGCCTCACGTGCGGTCGCGCACTGGTTGGACTCGCATCCCGCCGGCGACGCGTTCGTCGTCACCACCGCACCCACCTTCAACCAGGTGAAGGTGATCCTGTGGCGCTACATCCGACAGTTGCACCGGGCGGCGAAGCTGGCCGGCAGGGTCAACCAAACCGAGTGGCACCTCGACGACGAGATCGTCGCGTTCGGCCGCAAACCCGCTGACCATGATGAGGGCGCCTTCCAGGGCATCCACGCGTTGCATGTCCTCATCGTGATCGACGAGGCGTGCGGTGTGCCGGAGCAGCTGTGGATCGCCGCCGACTCACTCACGTCGAACGCGGACACGTCGAAGATCCTCGCGATCGGGAACCCGGACAATCCGCAGTCCCACTTCGCGAAGGTGTGCAAGCCCGGCTCGGGGTGGCACATCATCGGCATTTCGGCGTTTGAGTCGCCGAACCTGACCGGTGAGGAAGTCCCACACGAGGTGGCGCGCCGCCTCGTCAGCCGGTCGTGGGTGGAGGAGAAGGCCGCCGAGTGGGGCACAGACAACCCGATCTACCTGTCGAAGGTGTTGGGCCAGTTCCCCCAGGACGACCCGAACAGCGTCGTGCGGGCGTCGGATATTGCGGTGTGCCGTATCGGGTCGGACATGCCACGCCTGCCCGCCGAGCTGCTGCCCGTCGAGTTGGGTGTGGACGTGGGTGGCGGCGGCGACGAGACCGTCATCCGGGAACGCCGCGGCGTGGTCGCCGGCCGGGAGTGGCGGCACCACTCCGACCGTGCCGAGCAGATCGCCCCGTTGGTGTTGCACGCGATCAAGGAGTCGGGTGCGACGGCGGTCAAGGTCGACTCGATCGGTGTCGGGGCCGGCCTGATCGGCGAGCTGCGGAACCGGGCCACGATCGGCTCCCACACGGCCCGCATCGTCGGCGTCAACGTCGGCAGCAAGCCACACGACGAACGCCGCTTCCACAACCTCCGGGCCGAATTGTGGTGGGTGTTCGGCCGGGAAATGTCGGAGCAGCACCGCTGGGACCTGTCGACCATGGACAACGGGGACACGACCTGCGCCCAACTGCTGTCACCACGCTACTTCCCGGATGTGGCCGGCCGGGTGCAGATCGAGGCGAAGGACGAGGTCCGGAAACGGCTGGGCCGGTCACCGGACAACGCGGACGCGCTACTCCTCGCCTACTACACGCCGCGTGGGGACCTCACCGGCTTCTTCGAGGGACTCGGGAAGCGCTGAGCACTGCCGAGCCATTGCGGAGAGTCCCACGTGGATGGTCCTGCTCGTCCGTCGGCCAGCTCTCTTCGGTGCTGAAACGGGGGGGTCACCGGACCCCGTCAGCAATTCGGGCAGCCAGGCTCATCCGGCAGGGTCGGGCAGGTCGCGCGACAGGACGGCAGTCATGCCGCGTCCTGCACGGCACGCAGCGCTGCTACATACCGGCGCCGACGGTCGCCGTGAGGTGTGCGCTTCCCGGTTTCCCATTGGCGGATGCAGGCTGCGGTCACGCCGATGGATCGGCCAAAGTCGCCCGTGGAGACCCGGGCTGTCTTGCGGATCGCCTCGCACACCGCCGGCGGCGGCAGGCGAAGGTAGTCGAGGTTGAGCCCAACTGTTGTTGCGGTCATGGCTCCCACTCTGAGCCGAGAGTGAGAGAGTGGCAATGCGCGCCGACGCTTGCACTCTTGGACCGCGGTCAGTAGCCACTTGTCCTCAATGTGTCCTTGGCCGCCGGCGAGCGCGCGCGTCCAGTTCGCCGAGTAGTCGGCGGTATGCGGTCAGGTTTCGCCCGCGGGGCCGGCGTTTGCGGGTCTCCCACAGCGAGACGGCTCCGGGCGTGACCTCCAGTTCGGCGCCTACGACTGCAAGTGAGAGGCCGTTTTCCTCGCGCAGCTGCCTGGCCCGGCCCGACTCGATCCAGTCGAAGACGTCGAGTACGCCGACGTTGCTGGGTATAGTTCGCATGTCCTTGACTTTAAGGTGAATGATCCTTCGCCGTGTAGAGATCAGTGTCCACGGTTCTTGTCATACGCCGTGGACGGTTCGTATGACAAGGGGACCGCGGCCATCGGGCTGCACCTAGGCCGTGAACATGAACACCGCGTCCTCATCCATTCCCGCATCGTGTCAGGAGGTGTCTGGTCGTGTCACGTCGCCGCCACCAGCCCACCCTGACCAAGGCGGCACGCCCGGCGGCGATGAAACCCGACGCGACGTTCACCCCCGACCAGGTCACCGCCCTCCTCAACTCGGTCGGTGGCGGCGGGAACCAAGCCCGGCCGCTGCCCCGCACCGAACCGCAGGTCCCGTTCGGACCCGGCATCCCCATCCCCCCGACGCCGATCAACCCGGTACGCCCCGACACTGGCCGCGCGGAACCACGGCAGTGGGAGTACCCGGTCACGTGGAACCTGCCCGGGTTCGGTGATCGGCTCATCCCCTGGGGTGTGCTCCGCGACTCCGCGAACCTCATCCCGTTGCTGCGCCTGTGCATCGAGGTCCGCAAAGACGAGATCGACACCCTCAAGTGGGATGTGACGATCTCCGAGAAAGCCATGGGACGGGCGCAGCAGGACGACGGCCTGTCCCGCAAAGACGCCGAAGCCGCGTTGCGGAAGCGGGTCGCCCCCGACATCGGCCGCCTCGTCGACTTCTGGGAAATGCCCGACAAAGACGAAGGCCTCGACTTCACCGCCTGGGCGCGGAAGTGGCTCGAAGAGTACTTCGTGTTGGACGCGATCCCGATCTACCCGCGCATGAGCTACAACGGCAACCTGTACGGGTTCGAGATCATCGACGGGTCGACCATCAAGCCGTTGCTCAACTCGCGTGGTCGCCGCCCCAAGCCGCCGCAGCCCGCGTTCCAGCAGTTGCTGTACGGGTGGCCGCGCGGCGAGTGGGTCGCTGACGCCGACGACGACGGCACCATTCGCAACGCCTACGCCGCCGACCAGCTCGTGTACTTTGTCCACAACACGCGCACCTGGACCCCGTATGGCCTGTCCGCGGTGGAGATGGCCCTGTCCGACGGGGACCTGTTCGCCCGCCGCATGCAGTGGCTGAAGGCCGAGTACACCGAAGGGTCCATGCCAGCGAGCTGGTTACTGGCCGGCGAGTTGCAGGCCGACTGGTCCGTTGCCCAGCTCCTCGACTACAACCGGCGCCTCAACGACTACCTGTCCGGTTCGACGCAGGAACGTATGCGGCACCAGATGTTGCCGTTCGGCATGAAACCGGCCGAGGGCCGCGCGGATCAGGGCGAGCGGTATCAGCCGCACTACGACCTGCACCTGATCAAGCTGGTCGCCGGGCACTTCGCCACCACCATCGCCGAACTCGGCTTCACCGAACCGGGCGGGTTGGGATCTGAGGGTTGGCATGAGGGTCAGGCCGATGTGCAGGACCGCCGCGCGACCCGGCCCACGTTGGCCCGGTTGCAGAAGGCCTGCACCCGGCTGATGCGCCGCTACCTTCGTTGCCCACCCGAACTCGAGTTCCGCTTCCTCGGCCTCGAGTCTGAGGACGAGTCCCTCGCGGACGACATCGCTGGGAGGCGTGTCGGGTCGGCTCGGATGACGTTGAACGAGGACCGTGACCGGCTCGGCCAGCCCCGGTACACGTTCGCCGAAGCCGACATGCCGTTCATCGTGACCGGCCGCGGTGTCGTGTTCCTGGAGGACGCGTCGAAGCAGGCCCCGCCGGGCACGCTGATCGGGCCGCCGCAGGAGCCGAAGGCGGCGCCTGGGGCGGAGCAACCCGGTCAGGAGAATCCGGCCGGCGCGGTCGAGGGCAGCGCTGAGGAAGACGACGACGATGAGGGCGGGTCGAAGCCGAGCAAGACGGGTGACGCGGTCAAGGCTGAGTTGGTTGCGTACCGCCGCTACCTGACCCGGCGCGGCGACCGCCCCGGCCGCCCGTTCGTCTTCCACCACCTCGACAAGGCCGACGCCCCCTCGCACGGCGTTGACCTGTCCAAGGCCGAGTTCGGGGGTGAACCGGCCCCGCCGGTCGGGAAAAGTCCGGCACTGGCCCGGGTGGGAACGCGACCTAGCGGTGGCGGAGCATTGGGCACCCCTGCTGCACCAGGCTTTGACTGGGGCGCCCTCCGGGCTGCAGAAGCTGGCCGCTGAATACCTCGCCGGCCCGCACTCCGCCGACCCGGACGCGGCCCGGCAGTGGTTGGAACACCGCGGCCTGCCCATCGCCCAGGCCCTCGCACCGGTGCTGCAAGGCCTGTGGACGGACGGTTACTGGGTGGGTGCCGTCTCATCCCGCCAAGTCCTGTCCCACCACGCCGTCATCGTCAAAGCCCTGGACCAAGACGTCCTCACGTTGGGCACCGACTGGGGCAACTGGTCCCCCGGTGATGACCTCGCCGCCCGGGAACTCCTCGGCGCCGAAGGCCTCGGCGACGGCCTCGCCGCCCTCCTCGAGCACGGCGGCATCGTCCTCAAAGGCATCGAGGACACCAAACTCACCCAACTCGCATCCGTGCTCGCCGACGGCGTCGACAAGGGACTGGGTGTCGGCCAGCTCGCCGCGAACCTGCGCAGCATCGTCGACGACCCGAAGTGGGCGTACCGGGTCGCCCTCACCGAAACGACCCGGGCCGTGTCGTCCGCGACCCTGTTGCGCTACGCCCGCAACGGGGTCGACGCGAAGGAGTGGCTGACCGCCTCAGACCAGCGCGTGTGCGAGCAGTGTCAGAACAACCAGGACATGGGCGCGATCCCGCTCGACGGCGCCTTCCCTGACGGGCTTGCGGCGCCACCCGCACACCCGACCTGCCGCTGTTCCCTTGCGCCCTCGTGGCTGTCGGCGAACGATGCCGCGAATCTGGGCGCCGACCTCGGCGGTGGTCTCCCGGTCGGCCTCGGCGCTGACGAGGCGGTGGCCGCAGAACTCGGCGGCGTACTCATCCCCGCCGAAGGCGACATCGCCGACGGTGCGCCGGACGACGGGAACTGGCAGTGGGACCAGCCAATCGACATCACCCGACCCACCTATGCCGGGAACGCGGCCGGCGACTACGCCATCAGCTCCGGCTGGCGCTACACGGTCAACGACATCACCTACCTCGTCGAGAAGTCCGACCAGGTCACGTCGGAGGCCGAGGCCCGCGCGGTCGCCCAGCGGCTGGCGGCGATCCGGGAGAACCTGCCCGCCGCCCTGCGCGAGCTGCAAACCCGGTACGCAGTCACCGCGGAGAAGAACCCGTTCGACGCGATGTGGGCGGAGAAGTACCAGCGCCCCGTCCGGTCCGTGGCCACCGCCTCGGGCAACGATGTGGCGATCTGGGCGCCCGAACCTGGGGCGCAGATCGACCAGGTGCTGATCCACGAGGGCGGCCACAACCTGTCGGCCGCAGCCGATGCGGCCGGTTTGGGCGCCGATGGTGAGGCGTGGCAGGCCGCGTCTACCGGCGCGGACGCCCGGGCCACGGTGTACGACTTCTACCCGGCCCACGACTCGATCAGCCCACTCAGCCTCGCTGACGTCGTGGATGCCCCGTTCCCGTCGGGTGTCACCGCCTATGGGACCGCTTCCCGGCATGAGGACTTCGCCGAGTCGGTGCGCCTCTACCACGCGCCGACGTTGGGCACAGGCCGGCTGAGCCCGGACGGTCCGTTGCAGGACATCCTGTTCCGCGACCTGTACCCGGCCCGGGCTGAGGTGTTGGACCGGGTGCTCGCCGAGGAACACCACGTCGGCGAGGTCGCCGGCGAGGCCCATCCCATGGCCACCGCGCAGGTCAAGGACTTGTCTGGGAAGACGGTCGCCGAGCTGCGGGCTATGGCGAAGGAGGCCGGCCTCAAGGGCTACTCGGCGATGAAGCGGGAGCAGTTGCTCGAAGCGTTGGGCGGTAAGGCGAAGGCCCCGGTCAAAGCGGCGCCTGCCAAGGCGGCCAAGGCTGCTCCGGCGGCGAAGAAGGGGGCGCCGGCCAAGAAGACAGCCCCGGCCAAGGTTCCGGTGGAGAAGGTTCCGGCCACCGAGGTCCGCATGGTCGAGCTCGCCGGTGCGCAGCGGCTCGCCACTGTGGCCTCCAACGTGGAGGAGCAGCTCGGCGCGCAAGCCTCCGAACGTGCCCTGATCCACCGGTTGCGGTCCGAGCTGAAGCAGGCCGGCATCGAGCCCACGATCGGCGCGGACGGTGTCACCACCGGGTACACGCTGCGCCGCTCCGGCGGTGCCGCAGCCGACAACGTCAACATCCCGCTCGAGGCGGGGTCGGCGGAGAAGCCGCTGCACCTCACCGGGGAACGCGCCGCCGACCAGCTGGCCACCAGGCCGCTCGAGGCCGAGGTCGCGAACGCGCGGGAGCTCGCCGGGCTCGCGATGGACGTGGAGCGGCAGGCCCGCGCCGGTGTCCCCGCCGACGAGATCATCGCCAGCATCCGGGAGCGGATGGCCAAGCTCGGGTTGAAAGCATCCGGCCGCCCCGGCGAGAGGCTGCCGTTCGACCCGGCCGCGCACAAGCCCATCACCGGGTCGAAGCCGGCCACCGGGGCCACGTCCGCGGTCGTGCGGCCCGGGTACGCGTGGGGCAACGCCACCGTGCTCCGGCCCACCGTGGAGGAGTACGAACCGTCCGTCGCCGAGCTGGCCACCGCCCGTCAGGCTGAGATCGACGCGGTCCGTCCGATCGCTGAGGACCTGGTCCAGGTCGAATACGGCCTGGCGAACGGCATGACACCGGCCGAGGCGGTCGAATTCTTCCGCGACTCCGTGACCGGCAACCCGGCGGTGAAGAAGATGATCGCCGCGTTGCAGAAGCCGGGCACCACCCCGGCGAAGGCCCTCGCCGCGGTCCGCCGCGAGGCAGCGAAGATCGGCCTCACCCCGGTCGAGAAGGCCGGTGCGAAGGTCACCTACCTGCCGGGCGAGCATGCGCCGCTGGTGTGGTCGGACGACATGCAGGCCGCGGCCCGGGCACATGCCGAGTCCGGCGTGGTACGCGACGACCTCAGCGTCATCGTCGACCGGCCCGGATATGCCCTCACCCGGGACAACGGCGAGCGGGTCGTCCTGGAGAAGGCCACCGTTGCGCCGATCGACAACACCACGCCGAAGACCGCGGACCAGCAGCGCGCCGAATACGCCGCGATGACGCTGCCCGAACTGAAGGCGATCGCCTTCGAACGTGACCTTGACGTGCCACCTCGGGCAACGAAGGCGTGGTACGTCGAGAACTTCGTCTACAAGGTGACCGGGCCAGTGGATGACGGACTCGACGCATTGAGCCAGTCGGCGTTGGCCACGCTCGCCAACGCCAGTGGAATGAACGTCAGCTTCCTTAACCCCCGAGCCGACCTACTTGCCGGTATGCGGGAGCGGGCGATCCTTTCTCCGGAGAAGCAGCGGGCGCTAACGCCCGCCGAGTTGGCCGCATGGTCAAACCGGCAGCGGGAGGCGTCGGCCAAGTTCGCCGAGATTGCCCGGCAGGACGCGTTGGACCGGTACGAGCCCATGTTCCGGGACATTCCTGAGTCGCTTCGCCGCGACATCCGGGACGGCTTTCCCGACGCAACGCGATCTCCAGTTACCGGTGGTGCCGTTGGTGACAGTGAGCGCGTCACCATGCCGGACGGGACCGAGTACTTCAGCAAGACGTCCCACGACTGGTTCTCGCGTACCGGCGATGAGTCAACCGACGCAGAGCAACTTTCCGCCCTCATGGGCAACGCAATCGAAGCCCCCGTCCTCGGAGTAGCTCGCGACGCTGAAGACCGCATCTACACCGACTGGGTCGACGGTCAGGTAGGCGGCCGTATCAGCGGCCCACAGGCGCTGCAGGAACGAGGCCGAATCGTCAATTCGGGGCCGGGCCGCCGCCTGGGCCTACTGGACACGCTCACCGCCAACACCGACCGGCATGACGCCAACTGGATGGTCGACACTCAAGGGAATCTTGTCGGAATCGATCATGGCATGCTGTGGGGAAGGGCTACGGATCCTTCGGTTCTAGCTCTCGACGACGACGCGTTCCGGCAGTGGGTGGCTGGTTCGGGCGGCAACATCGGGCGTTTCTCCGAGCAGACGTTCCTGAGCCGTCTGACCCCGGTCAAGGTCGCCGATATCCCACTCACGCAGTCCGACCTGCGAGAACTACGTCAGCGCCTCGAGGCGCTGCGCCCAGACTTCGTCCGGCTGAACCACGAGAACTGGCTGGACTACTCTCTGAGAGTGCTCGACATCCTCGAGCCCTACATCGGAGGGACGCAGTCGATCTTCGATGACTACTGAGTTGCAGATCATCGCCACGACCGACCGGGCGGTCCTCGGCACGCTCACCATGGGCTCCGACGGTACCGTGTCGACCAGCGACGGTCTCGCCGCCGACTGGTGGCAGGCCAAGAAGCGCCTGTCCGGCGCGTCCGACAAGGACCTGTTCGCCTGGTACGTCGAACACGGCTGGGCCAACATGGCCGCCGCGCTGGTCCCAGCCGACTGACCTGCGTCAGCAGGTGAACGCCGTGCTGCGGTGTGAGCCGTCGGCCAGGGTCTGAAGGATCTCCCCCCGCACCGCCACGTCTTTGTCGCACGGCTTCCCGGCCGCGTCCAACCAGATCACCTGCTCATCCACCACTGCCGCCTCAGCCCCGGTCGCCCCCGGGGCTTCTTCGTCTTCACCCATGTCGCCCAGTATGCCCGTTGAGGGGAGTCGCCTCATGCCCGCGCCGAAGCAGATCGACCTGTACGCGGCGATCACGAAGCGGGAGAAGGACCCGGAAACCGGCCACCTGTACGTGTACGGGAAGATGACCGGCCCCGACCTCGACTCCGACCTGCAACGCATGGACCCGGACTGGTTGAAGACCGCGGTCCCGGACTGGTTCAAGTCCCGCGGGAACATTCGCGAGATGCACCAACTCCATGCGGTCGGCCGCGGCGTCGAACTCGCGGAGCGGGAGGACGGCTGGTACCTGGGCGCGAAGATCGTCGACCCGGTCGCCATCGACAAGGTCGAGGAGGGCGTCCTCAACGGCTTCTCGATCCGGGTGTCTCAGCCGAAGCTGGACTTCACGAAGGCCGACGCCCCGGCCGGTCTGTGTGTTGGCGGGAGGATTTCGGAGACGTCGATCGTGGACGTGCCCGCGTTGCCGACGTGCAAGTTCACCCTCGCCAAGGCTGCAGACGGCGGCGAGCTGGCCGAGGTCGTAGACCCGCACCTCGAAGACGTCGACGAGGCGCCCGAGGACAAGGGCGGGTCGGACGACGTGACGAAGGCGATCGACGCGGACCAGCGCAAACAGATGGCCGCGTCCGGTGTGGCGATGGCGAACGGGGACTTCCCGATCCCGGATCAGGGCCACCTCGAGTCAGCGATTGGGCACCTCGGTAACTACCTCGGCGACAAGGACGCGGCCCGTAAGCACATCATCAGCCGCGCCCGCGCGTTGAAGTTGACCCACCTGCTGCCCGACGACTGGGGCATCACCAAGGCCGAGTCGGCGATCGCCGCAGTGGCCGCCCTCGTCGCCCCGGACCTCCTGAAAGCCGACGGAGGTGGGGACTCGGCGGACTGTGCCACCGCGAAGCAGGCAATCGCACTCATCGGCCGACTCATCACATCCGAGGCCACATCCCTGGCGAACGGGCAGCATTCCGACGCCGAGGACATCGCCTGCCTCCTCGACGCGGTCAGCGCACTCAAGTACTTCTGCCGCCGCGAGGAGGCAGAAACCGACACGACCGGAGGCACCGGCATGGACAACGACGTGGACAAGACCGACACGGGCGACGCGACCGACCTGAACAAGGCCGATGGTTCCGCGGCGCCGGACGTGGCTGCTATCGTCAAGGCGGCTGTAGCAGAGGCCACGAAACCGCTGATAGGCGAGCTGGAGCTCGTGAAAGCGAACGTGGCGAAGGTGATGGCCATGCCCGAGCCCGGAGGCCCGGTCGCGACGCGCACCGCGTCGCAGGCTGCGGCGGCGCGAGCAGCCGAAACCAAAACTCTGCTGGCCCAGGCCGAAGAACTCCTTCTCAAGGCCGACCACGTCGCGCGCGAAGACCCGGCCCTTGCCGGCGGCTACCGCGACCGCGCCGCCCTGCTGCAGAAGGCAGCCGCCTGAGCCCTCACCCCCGAGGGAACCCGCCGCCATGCCCCAATTCAAGGCCGCCGACCTGTTCGGCGGAACCGACGAGAAACTCACCAACGCCGAGCTGTCCCAGCGTTTCGACTCGTACGAGCAGACGCTGATCAAGGCGCTCGACAACCCGATGGTCATCCGACCCGACCAGCTGCCCACCAACAACGGCGGCCACGGCATCGACTTCACCCGCCGCTCCGGCTTCTCCGAGCTGCAGGCCGTCGCCCAGCGCGCCGACATCGTGAAGTCGCTGAGCCCCGACTCGCTGGCCGCGTTGCAGGCCACCCTCGAGCAGCTGCGCACCGCCTCGCCTGACCTGATGAAGGACATTTCCACCACGTCCCCGGTCTCCCAGGGTCTGGTCACCTACGACCTGTACCCGGCGGCGATCATGTTGGCGCCGAAGATGACCGTGCTCCGGAACCGGATCCCGCGGCGTAAGGGCGTCGGCCTGAACCACCAGTACAAGAGGATTCTCGGTTTCACCGGCACCGGCACTGGTGGTGTGGGTGTGACGTGGCCGGGTATCACCGACTCGTCGCAGGCCAACTTCGCCAACCCCGGGTCGGGCAACGCCCTGTACCTGAACCGTGGGGCGAAGATCAGCTACGCCGGTGACATGCAGACGGTGCCGTACATGCAGTTCGGCCTGTCGGACGAGCTGTCGTGGTCCACTCAGTACGCGGGTATCGGCTTCACCGACGTCCGCGCCCTGTCCCGTACCAGCACCATGTACTCGTCGTTCCTGGTCGAGGAACGCATGATGCTGTACGCGCGTGGCACCGCATCCGGCTACTCGGGCACCCTCGCGATCCCGACGGGTGTGGCCGGCGCGGCCCGCTCCGCCGCGGCTGGTGAGACCGGCATCTCCGGTGTAACCACCAACATCTACGTCCGCGTCGTCGCCGAGCTCGGCGACTTCGGCGTGTCCCAGGCCACCGCCGCGTCGTCGGCGATCCCGGTCACCGCCGGCCAGGTCGCCGATATCACCTACACGCTGCCCTACGGGGCGACCGGCGCCCGCGTGTTCGTGTCCACCGGTGCTTCGGACCCGGGCGACGCGTCCCGGTTCCTGTACGTGTTCACCGGTGGTGGCGTGTACAACGGCCGCTCCGGCTACAACAAGATCACGATTCAGGGTGCTCTGCCCACCAGCGGCCCGGTCCCGACGGCGTACACGAACTCGACAGGTGCGGCGATCAACCTGACGTCCACGGACGGCGGGTCGGCGTTCGCTACCGGCTACGACGGCATCCACGCCTACTGCACCTCGGCGAATGCCGGCTACCGCACCCAGTTGAACGGGAAGTTCTCCAACACCGTTCCCGGCACCGAGTTCCAGACCGCGTTCGCCACCATGTTCCTGGCGACGAAGGCGGACCCGGACCGGATCCTCATGGCGGCGCAGGACCGCGAGCAGCTGTCCCAGGCAGTGCAGGGCAGCAGCTCAAACAACTACCGGTTCACCATCTCCCAGTCTGAGGTGGATGGGATCACGATCGGGTCGATCGTGACGGAGATCCGGAACCAGTCCACGGGCAAGCTGGTGCCGATGGAAACCCACCCGTGGATGCCGCAGGGCAACGCGGAAATCCTGTCGGACAGTCTCCCGATCCCGGACTCCAATGTGGAGTCGATCTGGCAGATGCGTGGCCCGCAGGACATCATGGGCATCGACTGGCCGGTCATTCAGACGTCGTACGACACGGGCACGTGGTGGTTCAACACGATGATCTGCTACGCCCCCGCCTGGAACGGTTCGATCTCCGGCATTCAGGCCGTCTGATCCTTCGTCTCGTTGCTCCCAGCCGCACACCTTGGGAAGGAGGTGTGCGGTTGGGGTCGAGACCCCAACCCCGTCGGGAAGGCGGTCATCCATGCGCGTGGTGCCGATGGACGGCATGGTCACCGTCGACCTGCAATCGGAGCGGGGGACACGCACCTACCGGCAGGCCCGGGATGGGACCATGACCGTGCCCGAAGGGGACGCGCGGCGCCTCCTGAAGGAGGGCGTCGTGGTCCGTGCGGGTGCGGCCGGCCCGACCGCGCACATTGCCGGCGGCTACACCTGCCCGGGTTGTGGTCGGCGCAACTACTTCCGCCGCTGCTCGGCGTGCGGGTCCGATGCATGAGCCTGCTGCGTCACCGACGCCACTACCACCTGACCCAGCCGCGGCGGAAAGGGTTGAAGCATCCGCACCGCGGCGTGAAGGGCCACCACCACCTGCATCACTGGCCGACCCGGCACGCCCGTCCGGGCGCCCGCCACAAGGTGGCAGCGCGTCACGCCGTCGCCCATCACCCGGTGAGTCACCGCGGCCGACCGCACAGGCATCCGGCCGGGCACCATGGTCACCGCAAGGCAGCGACACACCACCACGGTCGTCAGGCCCGGGTGGTGCGGACCCGGCAGTACAAGGTGACCCGGCACCCGCGGGCGTCGATGACGAGGCAGGTACGGCTGTTGAAGCTGCGCCCGCACCGCCGCCCCCAGCTGCTGCACCGCAAGAAGATCCGCCACGCCCGCAAGTTCCGCCGATGAGCCCAGGAGACGCCATGTCCGAAGAGGCAGACCTCGACCAGGTTGCCGAGGTTGAACCGGCCACGGTGCCGCGGCAGACCCACGCCAACCAGCTGTGCCCGCTCTGCGGCGTGCACCCGCTCGACGCGTCGACCACCGTGTACGCCTGCGAACACGCCACCTGGACCGCCGCCGAAGGCGAGCCGTTCCAGCTGCAGTCCACCGAGGACTGATGACCGGTGGTGACTGTCTCCCCCCAGGTCGAGCAGATCACCATCCCCTACTGCACCGTCGCCACATTCACCGCCCACCCCACCTACCTGGACCTGATGAACCTCCGGTCCGGTGACTCGTCGGCCGCGCATCAGGCCGCGGAACTGTTCAACGTGCTCCTCATGGCGTCGGCGAAGGTCGACGACTGGTGTGAGCAGCCGATCCACGCCCACATCAAAACTGATACCGGCCGGCTGCGGCCGAACCGGTACGGGCGCCTGTACCTGAACCCGCACGACACCCCGGTCCGGACGGTGCTGTCGGTGTCGTATCAGACGTCACTGTTCCAGGCGCCGACGGTGGTCACGACCCCGGCTGTGGTCATCGAGCACGAGGGTAAGCAGGTCGGGGTCGATCTGGGGTATGGCACGTCGGGGATGACGTGGACTGGGCCGCTGCAACTGAGCCAGCCCATCACCTCGTCGGAGCTTGAGGTGTCGTCGGTGTACGTGGCCGGCTACGGCAACACGGTGTTGACGAACAATCCGGCCCAGGGCGCCACGTCGATCCAGGTCGCGAACCCGACCGGGATCTTCGCCGGCGACGTGCTGCGGATCTGGGAGCCCGGGGCGGAGGAGTCCGTCGTCGTGGACGCGTCGTGGGCGGGGCAGAACACGTTTCCGTACACGTCGGCCACCATCCCCCTCGCCGCGGGCCTGGCGAACGCGCACACCTCCGGCACCGGCGTGGCCGGGTTCTCCCCGAACGTGACCATGGCGACGATCTACTTCGCGATCGACGGCCTGCAGCGATGGGGTGTCACGTCGTCGGAGTGGCCCGGGTCCCGGGTGTCGACGGCGGCGGGTAAGGGCAAGCCCATGGAGCTGACTCCGTGGGAGGAGCAGGCCCTGTACCTGCTGGACAAGTTCCGGCGGGTCCGATGACCACGGCGACGTTGGTGGACCAGATCTGCCAGTTCTTCGGCGGCGCCTACGACTCGACCACGCACACGTACCACACGCCGACGGTGGCCGGGTTGGGGGCCGTGCGCCGCGGCCGGTCCAAGAGGGATGACGAGGCCGACTACTTCGGGACGCGGATTAGCGAGGTTCCGGGCACGAAGTCCGGTTGCATGATGCTCGTCCACCTGCCCGGCGGCAACGACCACCGCATCTCTCTGCCGGCCTACCAGGGCACCCGCAAGGACCACACCACCGTCGAGCTGCACTGCTTCATCTGGTCCAAGGAACCGTTGGCGGAGGACGCGCAGGACTACGTGTACGCGCTCCGTGATGCGATCCGGGCCCGGATCGCGTCGGACGTGGCCCTCGGCTCCGGTGGCATCGAAGTGGGCGGGTTCCAGGTGGGTGAGCCGTCCGAGGACGGCGGCGTCCACGGCATCGAGTGGGACGCCACCCTTCCCACGGTGATGGGCAACGAGGGCATGAAGTGCACCCTGCATTTCCGGTTCGAAGCCCACTCCTACTTCCAGGCATAGGAGGCCGACATGACCCTGCCCGAAGACGAAACCCCGGTCGAGACCGAGGTTCCCGCCCCGGCGCATGAGCAGCCCGAATCCCTCGACCTGGCCGAGGTTGAGGCCGCCAACTACCGCCGCGCCCACGGCGACCACCGCCCGATCATCGAGGAGTAGCAGGCCATGCCCACCCCCGTCGTCTACCCCAGCGCCAAACACTTCGTGGGGTTGGCAGTCGAAACAACGCAGGGCACCGCGGTCACGCCGATCACGTACACGCAGCCGTGCGACAAGGCCGACTTCGAGGACAAGCCGAACTGGCTTGAGGACAAGGGCATGCGCGGGTCGATGACCGACTTCGCCGGCCGCACCCAGGGCGTCATCAGCTCGGAGTTCTCGATCGACGGCGCCGTCTACTTCGACGGCATCGGCTACTTCCTCCGCAACATGATGGGCGATATCACCGAGTCCGGGGCGACGCCGGTGTCGCATGCGTTCGGCCTGTTGAACTCGGGTACCGGGCAGCCGAACTCGCTGACCCTGGTGAACTACTCGGGGCCGGAGGCCACCTCCCACGCGCGCGTGTACGCGGGTGCGTGCCTGTCGGAACTGGTGTTGAAGGGCAACGCGGCCACGTCGCTGATCATGTGGTCGTGTAAGGGCTTCGCGTTCCCGTCGGCGGTGGCCGGCTCGGCGCCCGTTGCTGTGGCGTCGGCTGAGGTTCCGATGGCGGGGTGGCGGACCAAGCTCGGCCTGGGCGGCCCCGCCTCCGGGGGCACGTTGGTGTCCACCGTGGAGGACTGGGAACTCACGATCAAGCGTGAGCTGAAGCCAAAGTTCGTCCTGGGCCAGCAGGCGCCGTGGATCATCTTCCGCAACAAGCTGACCGCGTCGCTGAAGCTGACGCTCTCCGTTCCGTCGGACGAGTCGAACTCGATGACGTATCTGTTGAACAACACTCAGCCGCAGTTGCAGTTGGCGTCGGACAACGGCCTCACGTTGATCAACAACCGGAACCTGACGATCGACGCCCTCAACGCCGCGTACACCACGTCGAAGCCGAACTACGGGTCGGAGACGGTCGGCTACGACGTGACGATCGACCTGATCGCCAACACCACCAACGCCGGCGCGTCCGGTGGCATCTCCCCGACCCTGATCACCCTCAAGAACGCGGTCGCAGCCGCCGTCTACTAGGAGCCACCTTCCACCATGGACGACTTCACCCTTCCCACCCGCATCGACCTGCCCTCCGGCAACGGTGCGTATGTCGAGTTCGTCGACCTCGACGATGTCACCGGCGCCGACGTGCAGGCCATGCGCCGCCACATTCGCCGCGAAAGCAGCGAAGGCGAGATCAGTAATTTGATGATGGCCGAGGCGGTCCGGATCGCTGTCAAGACGTGGAACGTTCCGTATCTGGCGGATCCGCGGACGCCGGAGGCCAACCCGGCCGGCATCAGGCGGCTGAAGGCGGTCGACTTCAACGCCCTCGAGGCGGCTGTGCTCCCGCTGATTCAGCTGGTTCACGGGGAGACGGCCCCGGGTACCGGGGCCGGAACCCCTACGCAGCCCGACAGCGACTGAAGGCACTCCTGTCGGGATTCCAGGGGGTAGACCCACCGGCCGGCCGGGAGGACCTGCTCCTCGAAGCGGCGGCCTCGTACGACTTCTTCGGCGAACGGTACGGCTGGACGAAGCAGCAGGTCGACGAGCAGCCGCAGTGGCTGATCCAGCGCCTGCCGGTCGTTGCCGCGGTCCGCGCCGAGGTCGCTGAGGCGAAGATGAAGGAGGCGCGTAAGACGTGACCTACCTTGTCCTGAAGGGCCTCATCGAGTTCCGGGCCTCCGTCGACGCCACGGTCGCCCGCATGGATGCGGCGGTCCGGTTAGCCACCGGGAAGGCCGCGCATCTGATCGAGCAGCGGGCCAAACAGGCCTTGACCACATCGAGCCACCCGCGGGGCACGCCGACCCCGTCAGCGGCGGGTGAGCCGCCGTCTCTGGTGTCCGGCACGCTACGCCGGTCGATCGCCGTGGTCGGCCCCACCGCGGTGGGGTTCGCAACCTACCGGGCGGACATCGGCCCGACTGTGGCGTACGGACGTATTCAGGAGCTCGGCGGGTCCACAGCCCACGGCGTCCTGCCGGCCCGCCCGTACATGGCCCCAGTGTTCAACGCCGCATCGACGCAGCTGTGGATCCGGGAAATCTTCCGCACCGAGCTGAACAAGGCCGTCCGACTGTGACGAGAGGGGGATTGCCGTGTCTGTGATGGGTGCGATAGGCGCCGCCGGCATGTTGGCCCCTGTCATCGCCACGGTGATCGGCGAGATCGGCCAGTTCAAAGCGGAAATGGGCGAGGTCAAGGGCGAGATGTCCGGCCTCGAGGCGGCGAACACGCGCCTGGCCGCGGTCGCCAAGGTCGCGACGTTGGCGATGGCCGCCGGGGCGGCGACGGTCGCGGTCGAGGGCGTCAAGATGGCCATGGGATTCGACCAGCAGATGGAGATGATCCACACTCAGGCCGGGGCGTCGCAGGCCGAAGTGGAGATGCTGAAGCAGAAGGTGTTGGACCTGGCCCCGGCGGTCGGGGTCGGCCCCGACGAGTTGGCCGCGGGCCTGTACCACATCGAGTCGACCGGCATGCGCGGCGCGCAAGCCCTCGACACCCTGACGCAGGCGGCGAAACTGTCGAAGATCGGCATGGCCAGTCTCGACGATGTCACCTACGCCATGTCCGGTGTGATGGCGATCGGGATGAAGGACATCCACAACGCCTCCGACGCGATCAGCTTCATGAACGCCACGGTCGGCATGGGTGATATGCGGATGGGGCAGCTCACCGCGGCGATCGGCACCGGGATTCTACCGGCAATGAAGAACGCCGGCCTGGGCATGACCGACTTCTCCGCCGCCATCGCGACCCTGGCCGACAACTCGACCCCGGCGGATGAGGCCGCGACCCGGCTGCGGATGACGATCAGCCTGATGGCGTCGCCGCACACCACCAGGGCAATCGACGCGCTCAAAGCGATCGGCCTGACCCAGTACGCGCTCGCCGACGACATGCGCAAGCCGAACGGGTTGATGGTCGCTGTCAAGGACCTGCAGGCGCACCTGGCGAGCCTGACCGCCAACCAGAAGGAGACCGCGCTCAGCGACATCTTCGGCGGCGCGAAGACCGACTCGACGATCCAGACGCTGCTGTTGGAGTCGGGGAAGCTGCAGTCGAAATACGACCAGCTCGGCACCGCACAGTCCCGGGCTGCCACAACGCAGGAGGCGTGGTCGCAGCAGCAGCAGCAGTTCTCCCAGCAGTGGTCGCAGCTGATCGCGCAGGTCGACGTGTTCGGAATCAAGGTGGGAAACAAACTGATCCCGATCATCCAGGAAGTGATCAAGTGGATGTCCCAACACACGGGCACGGTGAAGGATCTGGCCAAAGGGCTGGGGGTCCTCGCCGCCGCGTTCGTGGTGTTGGCCGCCGCGGAGTGGGTTGCGTCACTCACACCGATCACCCTGATCATTGCGGCGATCATCCTGGGCATCGTAATGCTGGCCATCCAGATCTATTTCCTGGTCAAGATGTGGAACGAGCACTGGGGGACGATCAAGCAGATCAGCGGCGACGTGTGGCACTGGATCTACCACTACGTGTGGCAGGACGGCATCCTCAAAGCGTTCGATATGACGGTGGACGCGCTACACAAGTTGGAGCAGGGCTGGAACGACACCTGGACCAACATCGGAAACTTCTTCAAGACCATCTACGACCACACGTTGAAGCCGGTGTTTGATGCGATCGGCTCAGCCATGAGCGACCTCAAGTCGTTCGACAGTTCCCTTGGCCACAGCGGGGCCAACCTGCTGAGCAAGCTGCCCCACTTCGCCCAGGGCGGCACCGTGCCGGGACCGGCCGGGTCGCCGCAGCTGATCGTCGCGCATGGCGGCGAGACGGTGCTTACCCGGGACCAGGCCGCGGCCATGACTAGCGGCGTGTCGGCGAGCTCGTCGGCCGGGGGCGGGTGGGCTGGTGGTGGTGGCGGCGGCCCGATGGTTGCGCAGATCACTCTGAACCTGGACAGCCGCAAGATCTGGCAGGGGCAGCTGCAACTGGCCCGCGGCAAGGGCATCTCCCCGCTGGATCTGCTGCCCGAGTTCACCGGCTCCCTGCAACGCTCATGAGCGTCGTCCTGACCCCGACCGGTATCCCGTCGATGTTCTTCGGCCTGGGCAAGCTGCAGTTCGCGCCGAACAACGCCCCCGACGACCCGTTTCCCACCTACGTCGACATCACCCCGTATGTGCGGACCGAGTCGGATCTGGGGCAGCCGCTGCAGACCGTGCGGGGTGCGCAGAACGAACTGTCGACGATCCAGTCGGGAACCCTGTCGTGCACGTTGGACAACACCGATGACCGGTTCACGTTCGGTCTCACGTCGGGCCCGTACGGGTCGGGTTGGGATCTGGGGAAGAAAGTCCAGTACCTGGTCACGATCGGGTCTCGCACGTTCGTCGTGTACACGGGGTACATCGAAACGGTGGATGTGCCGTCGTGGGAGCCGATAGGGTATAAGACGGTCACGTTGACGTGCACGGACCGTCTGACGCGCTTCGGCCGCGGCGCCGCGTTCGTGTCGAACCTCGGCGCGCACATCCTCTTCAACGGCGGAACCACGCTGAAGGCTCTCTATCCGATGAGCGACCAGCTAGCCCCGTTCTCCGACCAGTCCGGTAACGCATACCCGTCAATCACCGCCACCACCAGCTTCGGCAACACCCCAGGGACCCCGACCGGCGTCGCTGGATGGCAACCCGCATCAGTCACGGGTCCGCTGGGTGACGACATTTCCGTGGTCGCGCTGACCATGCAGACGGTCGGCACCCAGGACCAAGCCGACGTGCACCTCACTGTCGACTTCGAAGCCGCCGGCCGCGCCATCCCAGTTCTCGCCGGCCAGACCGTGACAGTTTCGGCCTGGTTCAACGCTGATCCGTCAGCGTTGGCCAACCCGGTGGCAGTGGTGCTGTCCACGCACTTCAACTCGTCGCCCGGAGTTCTGTACGACACCATGGACCTGGAGTTCGACGCGACCGGCACCACGAACGGCGGCAGCTGGTTCGGGCATCACTCAGGTGGGCCGGACTTCGTTGGCGGTAAGGCGGTCGGCTCGCACTGGGTGCCGATTGCGATCCGCTACTCATGGTCTCCGCAGACGTTCGAGTTCTGGTTCGCCGACCAGCCGGCCCAGTCTGGCAGCTGGTCCGGGTCCCCACCGGCTTCTCTGACTCTGGCCCAGCTGTACGTCACGTCGGAGGCGTATGCCGGGGCGCTCGCCTACGTGCAGGTGTACGTGGGCGCCCCGAACGCGTTCACCCACAGCATGTGGTTGGCGCAGATGCAGATGGGCCTGGTCGGTCTGGAGTACCAGACGACCGGCGAGCGGGTGAACACCCTGCTCGACTACGCCGGCGTTCCGTCAACGGAGCGGTCCGTCGACCCCGGCCAGTCGTTCATGGCGAACCCGTCCCTGGCCGGGGTGGATCCGCTCACCGCGTTGCAGAACGCGGTCGACACTGAACGCGGCCGCGGGTTCATCTCCGGTGACGGCCTGTACGTGTTCCACGACCGCGTCCACGTCCTGAACGTCTGAGAGGGAGAAGCCGGCATGTCCCTGTCCTCGATGGACGGTCTCACCGCGGCGATCATCGGCACCCCCACCTGGTGGGGGAAAGCTGCCATGACCGCCGCGGCGGCCGGCACCCCCTGCACCCCCTGGTACGTGGCTGGTGTGGTCGGTGCCGGGGCTGCCCCGACCGGCGGGTTGAACGGGGCCACGTTCACGGGCCCGTCGCTGGCTGGGCAGATCGGCATGCCCGCCGCGGTGTCCGGGGCGAAGTCGGTCTTGCTGCGCGCTTCCCTGACGGAGGCGGCCGGGGTCGGTGGGGTGTGGCTGGTCGACCGGCAGTGGGGCAACGTGCCCGTGGTCACCACCACCACCGCGCAGGCCATCACGTCACCGACGTGGGTGGCGCGGGACTCGTCCGCGTCGACCTCGGGCAATGGCGTGTTCCTGGCCCTCGAGTGCTCGGCTGCGAACACAAACGGCGCCCCGATCACGAACACGACAGTCTCGTATACGAACTCGTCGGGCACCGCGGGCCGCACCGCCACATTGGCGAGCTGGCCGGCGAACGCCCCGCAGGGCACGTTCATCCCGCTGCAGTTGCAGGCCGGCGACGTCGGCGTCCAGTCCGTCCAGTCGATCACGTTGGGCACGTCGTACGTGACCGGGCAGTGCAATCTGATCGCGTTCCGCATGGTCACCGACCTGCCGCCGGGGCCGACGGCGAACATCACCAACTTCCTCAGCTTCACGCAGCTCGGGAAACCGTTCGTGTGGGACGCGTCGGTGTTGCAGCTGGTGTATATGCCAACTGCGACGGCGGTGGGTGCCACGTTCGGGTCCTTCACCTACGCCCAAGGATAGCGACGATGATCACTATGGCGTCGAACAAGGGTGGCGGCCTGCTCGGCATGGGCGAGTGGACCGACGACGACTTGGTCACCGACGTGGAACGCCCAACTCCCTCGGCGGCGCTGGTGGTGAACGACTGGTTCTGGGGTGGCGGCGCACCCGACCCGATAGTGATCCCGTGGACGTGGCTCGTCATGCCGCTGGTGCTACGCGCGGACCAGCCCATCAACTACGCCAAGATCACCGGCCTGGGTGGCAACACGTACACCGCGGTCAACACCGCGTCGACGTCGACGCGGAAGAACTTCTACGCGACCACCACCCTGGACACCATCTCCCCGGACGATGCGGCGAACTTCGCCCAGTTCCTGGTCACCTACTACGGCAACCCGCTGCTCCGCGCCCCCACGTTCACCATGTCGCTGGTGTCGCGCACCGACGAGGAGCGGTGGCGCATCCTCGGCGGGGAGATCGGCAACCGATTCACCCTCGGGACCGGATACCTGGGGCCCGGACAAACGAACCCGATCCCGGTGCCAGCCAACCTGCCGGCCGGGGCCCGATCCCTCCTGATCGAGGGCGTCGAACACGACTCGTCGATTGATGACTGGTTGGTGCACTGGACCACGGGGCCGCTGCTCGGATCAACGCCTGGCGTCCAGGGACCGTGGTTCCGGGTCGACTCGTCGTACACCGACGGCACCGACGTCATGGCGTTCTGAGGAGGTAGCGGGTGCCAGTTGTTCCCCGGATCCCGACGATCACCACGGGGATCCTGACCTCCTCCACCCTGTCGGCTCTGGCCGCGGTGAACACGTTCTTCGAGAATCCGCCGTTCTTCGTCGTGGGTATCACGTCCGCGACGACGGCGTGTACGACTGCCACGTTCACACCGATTCACTTCGACAACACGGTGAAGGACTCGGCCGGTGGTCATTCGAACTCGACGAACAACACCCGGTACACGGCCCAGTATGCGGGCTGGTACGGGTTCATTGGGGCGATTCAGTTTCCCACGAATGCGACCGGTGTCCGGGCGGCCATCTTCTACCTGAACGGTGTCGCGTACTCGATCGGCCCGGTGGTGAATGCCGCCTCCGGGATTACCACCAACGTCGGCCACGTCTATGACATCCCGATGAACGTGGGTGACTTCGTCGAACTGGACGCGTACCAGACGTCGGGTGGAACCCTGACGCTGGGCGCCTCGTCGGCAACGTTGTCCGGGAAGTGGAAGGGCAACCTATGACGCGGCTGGGAATCGACTACGCCTGGTCCAGGCCCGCGGTGTCCACGATCGTCGCGAACGGGTACGGGTTCGTGTGCCGCTACCTGTCGTGGTTGCCGGACGGCAAGGTCATCGACGACGCCGAGGTCCGCGCGTTGCTGGATGCCGGGGTCGACGTGTTCCTGAACTGGGAGTTCGACGCCCAGGATGCGCTGCGCGGTGCTGACGGCGGAATGAAGGACGCCACCGAGGCCCTCCGCCAGGCACGGGCGCTCGGCTACCCGCAGGGTGCGACCATCTACCACTCCGCCGACTTCGACGTGACCGACGCCCAGAAGCCCATCGTGGCCGCGTACATGGTCGCGGCCCGGAAGGTGCACCACGCCGCTGGATATCGAACCGGTTGCTACTCGGGTTACTGGACGCTCAGGGATCTGTTCGACCACGGCTACTGCGTCGATGACGGGTGGCAGACGTTCGGCTGGTCGGGTGGCCTGTGGGAGCCGCGCGCCACGATCCGGCAGATACATAACGACGTTATGGTCGGCGGCGCGGTCTGCGACGTCGACGAGATCGTGGGTGCCACCTACTCGTGGTTGCACCCGAATGGAGGATCGATGACCGGACCCACCCCCGCCGACGGCAACGCGCTGATCTGGCGCGAGAAGACCATCGTCGACGACGCCGCGACCACCGAGGCCGGCCCGACAGCCGGCGAGGAGAACAAACTCCACGCCCACCTCGTCGCCCAGGACGCTGCCATAGCGGCACTGAGCGACAAGCTCGACAAGGTCCTGGCCGCGCTCGCCAGCACCGGCGGCTTGGCCGCGCACACCCACGACATGACCGGGATCACAGGCCCGGCAGTTCCCGCGGCCTGATGTCCGACGAGGTGCCATCGGGGCGCCCGTCAAACGCGGAACTCCGCGTCCTCATCGGCGGTCTGACCAGGGCCGTTGACGACATGCGCAACGAGTTCCGCGGCCAGCTGGCGCTGCTGGTGCGGACGGACGTCTACCGCGCCGAGCAGATGGCGCGTGATCAGCACATCGCCGCCCTGGAAGCGCGCATCGCTGCCGGCGAAGCCGAGCGAGCCAGGGTGGCGACCGAGCGCGCAATGGACCGACGCATTGTCTGGGGGGCCATTCTCAGTTCGGTCCTCGGCTGGGTCGTGACCTGGTTCAGCGTCCACCATTAATTCGAGGAGATTCGATGAGACGACGCGTGTCGTTGTACGCGACCGCTGCTGCCCTGGCCCTGCTACTCGGCTGGTCCCTGTCTACCCCGGCGGCCGGGGACACGCCTACGGTGGCGCAGGACTGCCAGCAGGCCCTTGCCTACGCGGGGCGTACCGCGGCGGACGTGGCGTGGTTGAACACCTGCGTGCACGCCCTCACACCGCCCACCCCGACACCCAGCGCCACCGCAACGCCGGCCCCCACACCCTCGGCAACGGCGACGCCAGCCCCGACGGCCACACCCACGCCTACGCCCACTGTGGCGGGCTGGCCCACCCCTGGTGACACCGCCGCCGGGTCAACCGGCTGGCGACACGCCGGCGTCACCCTCACCACCGTCCATGGCATCCTGTACGCCACCACCCCCGGCCAGGTCATCGACTCCGTCGACGCGGTCGACGGGATCGTCGTCGAGGCGAACAACGTGACGATCAGCCGCTCCCGCGTCGAAGGCAAAGGCACCGGCTACGGGGCCGGGATCTGGATCGTCGCCGGCACGCATGGCACCACGATCACGGACACCGAGGTGACGTCGCAGCCCGGCGCGGACCCGACCGTCGAGGCGCAACTGGTCGACCGGGCCATCACCGCCGACAAGACGTTCGGCACCGTCATCCGCCGCGTGTACGCGCACACGATGATCCGCGGGCTTGAGTTCGGCTGCGACACCGACATCGAGGACTCCTACGTCGACGGCGAGGCCAACCCGTCCGGGGACCACATGTCCGGCGTCGGCGGCGACACCTGCTCGACGTTCACGCTGACGGTGCGCCACAACCACATCGGCCTGAGCCCGAACCCGATGGACTCAGCTGCGCTGCTGGTCTACCCGCCGCAGGTCGGCGCGTACGGCACCCAGACCATTGCGATCACGTGGTCGGACAACTACATCACCGGCGGCACGTACTGCCTGTGGCTGAGCTCCGACCCGCAGTTCGTGGGCACCGAGGTAGTGACGGGGAACCGGTTCGGTTCGGACTACTATCCGAACTGTGGCCGATACGGGCCCACGTTCACCGACCACACCGGCCATGAAGGATCGACCACGCTGATGTGGTCGGACAACCGTTTCGCCGGCTCCGGCGCGCTTGTAGGAGGACCGGCATGAGGTGGCCACACCCGCACGCGAAGACCATCGTGGCTGTGGCCGCCGCGGTCCTTCTGGCCGCGCAGACCGCGGTGCCGATGCCCACCGCCGCGCATGGCTGGGTCACGGTTATATTGGCCGGCCTCACTGCAGCTGGCGTGCACCTTGTGCCCAACGCCGACCCGAACGTTTCGGTGTGGACTCAGACGAGCGGTGGCTCTGTCTCCTTTCAGTCGAGCAGCAGCGGCACGCTGGACACGGCTCGACCGCCGGTGCTCAGTCTGAAGCTGGACGACGCCGCTGACCGGTTCCGTCCGGGTGGTCCGGTAGGGCCGCCCTTCCCGCCGCCCGTCCCGCCGCCCGTCCCGCCGCCCGTCCCGCCGCCCGTCCCG